CTTGCTAACCTGTCTGAGCGTGACGCATATAAACTTGACTTTGTAAAGAATGAACGTTGGTTAGATGATGCGTCTGTAAGTTACACAGTAAGCACTGATGGTGCGTCTGGTAAGATTGACCGAAGGATGAGCAAGTGAAATCCCTAGTCATAGGAAATGGTGAGTCGAGGTCATGGTTTAACCCATGCCATCAAACCAGTATGGATGATGAAGTAATCACATGGGGATGCAATGCAATCTATCGTGACGGGGAACATTGTGTTGATAATCTAGTTGCTATGGATTATGCAATGCAACAAGAGATATACGACTCTGATTGGGCACTAGAAAATCCAGAATACCTTGGTATACACAATGTACATTTTGCAAACTGGAGTGTTGTTCCAGCTGAGGTTGCTGATGCTATGTTGATGGGATTTGACATACCAGAATCTTTTATTCATCGCAGTAAGAACAAAACAGATAATTGTGTGATAGGTGGTAAAGACCCTGCCACATTACATGAGAAGATTGAATCAACTATGAAACAGTTTCCTAATCTTGATACACAGGATTTGAAACTGAAGATGGAAAAGGATGTTGGCCTCTGGATTACATATGTCGATGATGTAAGAGATGCCGTGTTATCGATTGAAGGGCACGCTGGATGGTCAACAGGAAATACTGCTTTGTCCTTGGCGTGTTATGAGAATGATGAATCAGACAGTTTTGATAAGTCTGAAATATACATGTTAGGATTTGATCTAAGTAGTTACAATAAATCGTTAAATAATCTATACAAGGGAACTGATAATTATTTACCCGAAGATGCTAAAGGATTTAATCCTATCAATTGGATAAATCAAATGAGTGAAATATTTGACACATGGCGTGATCAGACTTTTTATTGGGTAGATTGTGAAGTAACAGAATCACAAAGTTGGCATGGTTCATCTATGAAAGATTATCATGGCAATGTACAACTAATCACAAAAGAAGAACTTTGTGATAAATTAAAAATAGTATAAGGAGAAATTATGCCAAAAAGACCAGAACTAGCACTGAAAAGTGGAAAGAGTAAGGGACTTAAAAAGTCCCAAGTAGAAGCTCACAAGAGAACCGCAGCTGTTTGGGAACTTGCGGGTAAGGGTGAATATTACGAATCTGAATCCTATAAAGATTTAGTGGAAGCACAAAAACGATCTAATATTCCAAGAGAAGAAAAGGTCGCTGCTTATGCTGATGAGGGATTTGACAAGGATGGATTCAAAGATGGAGTTCATAAATCCGGCCTATCGCTGGAAAAATAAATACGAAAGGGTATTGACTATTATGCCCTATTGTGTTACTATTAAAAATCAACATAAGTTAACATACGCAAACATAAGGAGACATACGAATGTCATTTGCTACAATGAAGAAACAAAACAGTCTTGATTCACTGTTGGGTGCTGCCCAAAAAGAATCTGCTCCCCAAGACAAAAAGAGTTATAAGGATGAGCGACTTTGGAAACCTACGATGGATAAGTCTGGCAACGGATATGCCGTCATTCGTTTCCTTCCGGCATGTGAAGGTGAAGACCTTCCTTGGGCCAAGGTTTGGAACCATGCGTTTCAAGGACCAACTGGTCAGTGGTTCATTGAGAACTCTCTTACCACTCTCGGCAACAACGATCCTGTATCGGAGTATAATTCCAAACTCTGGAACTCTGGTGTAGAATCTGATAAGGAGATTGCCCGTAAACAGAAGCGTAAGTTGCAATACTTCGCCAACATTTATGTGGTAAGTGATTCGGCTAATCCTCTTAATGAGGGTAAAGTGATGCTCTATCGTTTTGGTAAGAAAATCTTTGATAAGGTTATGGAAGCAATGCAACCCGCCTTTGAAGACGAATCTCCTATCAACCCATTTGATTTCTGGGGTGGGGCGAACTTCAAACTGAAGCTTCGTAAGGTAGATGGTTACTGGAACTATGATAAGTCTGAATTTGAGGGCGTATCTGCACTCTCTGATGACGATACTGTTCTGGAAGACATCTATAAGAAACAGTATCCTCTAGCTGAGTTTACTGCTGCCTCCAACTTCAAGTCCTATGATGAGTTGAAGACTCGTCTGGACATGGTTCTCTCCGGCACAGTTGCTGCAAATACTACAGTGCAGACGCTGATGGAAGACGAACCAACTGCTACTCTTACGGTTGATACCAAAGAGTCTCCGGCACCAACAGTGACCGTATCAGCAGATGATGATAATGAAGATGACGCAATGTCATATTTTGAGAAGTTGCGAGATGAAGGATAGTTAGAAATAACTTTCCTCAGCAGAACCCCTCACTGAAATTTCAGTGGGGGGTTTTCTTTTAGAAATCCAATGAGCCTCTTAGTATTGAAGCAGAGTGCGAAGTCGGCATGTTTTGTACTGGCACCGTATTGCTTGTATTAGAGTTATTTACTACAGATGAGGTTTGTGGTGCATTTACAGCGACATTATTTGTTGCGGGGCCCTGACCAGCACCGCCACCACTGTTGATTTCATTTGCTTGAAACATCTTCATGTTGGCGCTCGGACTTCTGCCCGGCTGGATGTTTGCGGTGTTTGCAACGGCCGGGGTCGCCGACATTGTCGATTTTTCCAATAAGTCTTGTACTTTTGTAATTTTAGAGGGTTCAGTTTTCTGTAAGGATGTAAATATTTTTTCATATTCAGCTGATGTCTGAGGCATAATTTCTGGAATTTTAATACCTCCAAGAAGTGATAATTGAGTTGTATCGAGGCTGTTGATTGAGGCCATCGCATTAGCAAAAGCACCAAGTCCAGCTGCGTTTCCACTACCCAATGCTTTGACTACCTTTTCAATACCCCCAATTACATCGCCTGACGGTGGTAATATTGTAATACTTTTCATTGCTTCAGCATATGCTTTTACTGCGCCTGCATTTTTTACAATATTTTCAGTGTTAAGAGTCATTTCACCAAAGCGTTTAATCGGTGCCATTGGATCAGAGTCGCCACCTAAGAATCCTACAACAGCACCTTTGAATGCATTAAACACACTGGCACTTGGTGACTCAGGAAAGTCTTTCATTGCTTCAGCATATGCCGCCATTGCCTCAGCATTTGATTTGATCCTTGCAGTATCAAATTTATATTCTTGGAACTTCATCATGTTGTCTAGTGGATCATCTGCTCCAAAAAATCCTGCTATTGCTCCACCAAGCGCACCAACGGCGGCACCAATTCCTGATACTGCGCCTGCTCCACCTAATGCTGCCATTCCTTTACTATACGAAACCATTGCATTAGCATTATTTGTAATTCTAGGTTCGTCAAAATTATATTCTTGGAACTTCATCAGTTTTTCTAACGGATCATCTCCACCAAATAAACTTGTAATTCCTTGTGTAATTCCACCAACTAGTGATCCTAGTCCACTAACTGCTGATCCAGCGCCAAACGCCGCCATTCCTAAGGCAACTGCGACCATACCGTCACCAGCCTTCTTCAATACATCACCGTCTAGTTCTTCAAAGGACTTCATACCTTCTGCCATAGTAGGTAATGATTTGCCTATCATCCATGTAGCGCCTGCAATTGCTCCACCAATTAACACAATTGCTGCGGCTAAACCTGCTGCCCCTAATACTACTTTCGGATTTGCAAATGCACTTATTCCGAAAGCAAGGCCTTTTAGTGTCCCTTCAATTCCTTTACCAATTCCTTTACCAAGTGATCCAATTCCTTTGCCCATGGCATCCATGGCTCCGCCACCACCATCACCGCTACCACCACCGCCACCTCCACTACCACTAATATTTGCTGCTATTTTTTCTAATATATTAATCTGTTTATTTTGAAACTCTAATTGTTCTTTTGCATCTTTATCTCTTTCTGCTGGTGATATTCCAGCATCACTACTACCTTCAATACTGCTTGAATTTGCGACTTCTTCGGCTATAAGGACAAGTCCACTAACCACATCATCTAACGATGCTCCTGCCGATCCCGCTGAATCGTCTCTTTGATTGTCGAGCTCGATGCTTTCAAGTTGTTTGCCATCAATTATATCTTGAGATGCTTGTAGTTCCTTTTCTTTATCTGCAATTTCGTTTAGGGCTTTTATGTGGTCAGATTCTTTTTGGGTGTTATCAATCCTTTTTTGTAAATCAAAATCCCGATTGTCAGCCTCAGCATTTGCTATTTCCGTTTGTTCTGCGGTGAACGCCTGCCGTTCTTGAACGTCCTCAATTTCTCTTGCTTCTCTCTGTACAGCTGTTATTTCTTCTTGTCGAAGTTGTTCTGACTCCGCCCTAATTTTCTCCCCTGCTAACGATCTTTCTGCCTGTTCTTCACCCACCAACGCCGTCAGCGATGCTCGGCGTTGTTCTTCAAATGCTGTTGTTGCTTTTTCTTCAGCAACTTGTCTTTTATATCTTTTGAATTGCTTCTGATCCATGCCCAAGGCTTTCGCCATGGCCTTGTCTTCTTTACGTTGGTTTTTGAGGGCAAAAAATTGATTGTAAGCTGATCTGGCAATTCTACTTTTCAGAAACGTGTCTTCCAAACTTGTTAATAAATCTTTTTTAGTAAGGCCTGCCTCTTCTAGAAAAGTTACCTTTCCCTGTTGTTCTGCTACTCGTTTTAAATCTTCCGATGCGCTTTGAAAACTTTTAGCAGCATCCATTTGTGCTTGATTTATAACTGTATCATCTATTGCCATCTGACTACTTCCTACTCATGTATGCGGTCATGCCCATATATGCACCCACCACACCGGCCATACCGATGTAGAATAAAGCAGATAAATCGCCGAGCAATTTAAGTCTAGTCTCTGGGATGACGCCAGGAATCATAACAATGATCGTAAATAAAATCATCGCTGCCATAGATATCCAAGCCATATGTCTTTGAGCATCTGCTTTTTCCTCAGCTGCTTCTGTTTCATGTATAGATTTAATCATGTTT